CTACAGTTGAACTAGCTCGAGAGCGTGGCCCGTGTTTAGATTCAGCAAAAACACGTTACGGTCAAGGACAGTTTCCGTGGGAGAATCGTGCAGATGGCGTTAATGATCTTGCTGACTTTACTCCTACACGTGAATTAGATTGGGAACAGTTACGCAGTGACATGAGATCATATGGTGTACGTAATGCTACCTTAATGGCTATCGCTCCTGTAGAGTCAAGCAGTGTTGTTATTAATTCAACCAATGGTATTGAAATGCCAATGAGCTTGATTTCAGTTAAAGAATCTAAAGCAGGCAGTTTTACACAGGTTGTACCGGAATATCATAAGTTAAAGAATAAATATCAACTCATGTGGGAACAAAAGGATTGTGATGGTTACTTAAAAACTGCGGCAGTATTAGCGGCCTATGTAGACCAAAGTATCAGTACTAACACATTCTACAATCCGGCACACTTTGCGGATCGTAAGGTTCCGACTACACTGATTGCTAAAAACTTAATGCAGGCACAGCTATGGGGATTGAAAACATTCTACTATAGTTTGATTAACAAACAAGGCAGTAAGATGGCAGCAGAAGTAGCACCAACAATGGCACCAATAAATTATGATAATGAAGAGGACTGCGAAAGCTGCAAATTATAAATGAGTAAAGCACAATATAACCTAAGCACTAAAACAAACTATCTACAACGTAAAATGTTTTTGGATCCAGCAGGTCCAGTAACAGTGCAGCGTTTTGAAGAAGTTAAGTATAATAAGATTGCAGACTTCGAAGCTACAGCACGTGGGTTCTTTTGGCAACCGGAAGAAGTTAGTTTGAGCAAAGATGCTAGCGACTTTAAGGGTGCTAGTGATGCTGTTAAGCATATCTTTACTAGTAACTTGCTACGTCAAACAGCCTTAGACAGCTTACAAGGTCGTGCACCTAATCAGGTGTTTGGCCCAGTGGTTAGTTTACCTGAATTAGAAGCATTAATTAGTAACTGGAGTTTCTTTGAAACTAACATTCACAGTAAGAGCTACAGTCACATCATTCGTAACATCTATAACGTGCCAAAAGATGTGTTTAACACCATCCATGATACTGAAGAGATTGTGGGCATGGCATCAACCATCGGCAACTACTATGATAAATTACATGTAATTAATTGTCGTAAAGAGATGGGCGAAGATGTTAGCGAAACAGAACACATCAAAGCTATATGGTTAGCTCTACATGCTAGTTACGGCTTAGAAGCATTCCGTTTTATGGTTTCATTTGCTACAAGTTTGGCTATGGTGGAAAATCGTATCTTTATTGGCAACGGTAATATTATTAGTTTAATCTTACAAGACGAACTACTACACAAAGAATGGACTGCGTTTTTAATCAATCAAGTGATTAAAGAAGATCCACGCTTTGCCGCAATCAAAGCAGAGTGCGAAGATGAAGTATATCAAATGTACTTAGACGTTATCCGCGAAGAGAAGGCTTGGGCTGATTATTTGTTTAAAATGGGTCCAGTTATTGGCTTAAACGCTAATATTTTGAAGGAGTTTGTTGATTATACAGCCGTAGATGCACTAAAACAAATTGGTATACGTTACACTAGCCCTGCGCCTAAATCAACTCCTATTCCTTGGTTTAACAAGCACAGCGACACAAGTAAAAAACAAACAGCCTTACAAGAGTCAGAGTCAACTAACTACGTAATTGGCGTAATGAGTGATGAAATGAACTACGACGAATTACCAACACTATAATAATAAAAGGAGCCATTATGTTAACAGTTTATAGTAAAAATAATTGTCCGTTTTGTGAACAGGCAAAGGGGTTATTAACAAAGAAAGGCATTCAATTTGAAGTAATTAAGATTGACGAAAATAATGATGCACGTGAGTGGTTATTAGAACAACGTCATCGCACAGTGCCTCAGATTTATCGTGATGGTAAATTATTTGTTGAAGGTGGATTTCAAGGTCTTGCAAAATTAACTGATGAACAATTAAACGAAATGTTAGGGGAAACAAGTGCTAGTAACTAATAAGTACGACAAGGATACACTAGTATCATTTAAATTAGTAAATGGTGATGAAGTTATTGCCAAAGTGTTAGAAGAAACTGCTGAAGAATTCATTGTATCTAAACCGATGATTGTAGTGCCAAGTCCACAGGGCATTGGCTTGATGCAGAGCCTGTTTACATCTGAGTTAAATAAGAGTATACACATTGATAGACGTCATGTTATGCTACACGCACAAACCAGCGGAGCATTAGTAAATCACTATATACAAACAACAACGGGTATTGAGCCAGCTGGCGCTGGTGGTATTATAACTTAGGAACCAGCATGTCAGAAAAGGATATTAGTTTAGTAACTGCAAAGGCTGGCAGTGTAATAGCAGAGAACATGAAAGTTACTCTAGCTACTGCTAGTGGAGCACTTACTCCTAGTACCATTACTGCTATGGTTGGTATAGCTAAAAATGAGGCATTAACCCTTGCTCCGACTGTAACTGGTGCTATGGCTAACATGGACAGTCAAATTACTGCATTAATAGCAGCTAACACTGCACCTAGTTTGGCATTAGCGGCAAGAATTACCTCAGCAAAAGCAAATCTAACAGCAATACAATCTCAAATTCTACCTCCAGGAAATCATGCTGCATTTGGTCAAATTTTAAATCAAGCGCAGGGACATATTGCCGACTCACAAGAGTTAAAAAAAGCAACTGATTTTATATCAAATACATCATTTAGTGATTTTGGCACAGGCATTACTAATATGAGTTCAATGGCTACTCAAGGCCTTGATGGAGCACTTGGTGATTTGGGCAATGTGTCAAAAGCATTTACTGCTGCCGGACCGGTATTTGATTTAAAAGATATGTCAAAATTTGGCACATCAGCTGGACTTATTGATAAATTAAATACTGTGAAATTAGGTAATGCCAGTGGAATAAATGGAGCAATTGCTGGTGCTGGTTTAGATTTAAGTATGCCTGAACACACAGCGCAGGTTGATAAAATTATGGGTTCTATCACTGATCCCAAAGTTATATCTACTGTTACTGAACAATTGAATATTAGTCCAGGTGGATCAATTGCTAGTCTTAAAGATTTAACTGATTTAAGTAAACTGGCACCGTCTGGCTCCGGATTAACTGCGGCCAATTTACCTGATATGAGTGCAATGGCCAACAAGTTTAGCGATATGGGTGCAAAATTTACAAGCCCAGCAGCTGCGGCTAGTATGTGTAGTGCAATTGAAATACCATCTATTCCTAACTTAGAAGCGGCCGCTCCGTCACTGAGTGGATTAATGAGCGGTATGTCGGCAGATATAGGAAATATGACAGGCACTGCATCGGGACTATCTGCTCTAAACGGAGCAAATGGATTACCTAACATAACCGATTTTACCCATGCTGTTAGTGGCGGCCCCGAATTAGCTGCAATTAATGCTGCTGGTTCTATCACTGATGAACAGATTACAGCACTTGAAGATTCATTGGTTAAATCACAAGGGCTTATGGCATCGGCAGGAATTGATATATCTTCTTTACCACCGCCAAGTTTGGGTAGTGCAATGAGTTTCGCAACAGGCCTACACAAAATGGGTGCTGATACGTCTGGATCCGGAATTACCGATACACTTAAAAACATGGCCAACACTGCAAATGCTAGTGGTGATGCTATCAAAGCAAGTTTAGCAGAAGGTAAAAATAAAGCCCTAATGTTGGCTCAGGGCATAGCTCCACTAAAATTCGGCGGCTAGTTAGGAAATTACGTAGTCGCTGTATCTAAGAAGAAACATTGTTTGTAATTGATCATCCCAGAAGTCTAAACGAATAGTATTTTCCTGATCCCAAGCCGCACCTTCGATGTAATCTCTATGCTCACGTACAGTGAATCCTAATGTAGTACGTAATCGCCAACTGATTAGTACAGTGGCCCGACCATAATCCTCTATAATTTTATTTCTAAGATTATTCCAATTTTTATGCGATAGTGTAAGTGTTTTAGTCATGCCCACCTCAATACAAATAAAGTTAATTGTTCGTCAGTTTCAAATTCCAAAGTCATACCCTGTTGGTGTAACCTACCTCTAGGTAAGTTATCATCCATCCACGCATATATTTCTGGTTCATGTTTTAGCCAATAACTAATATCAGCAATAACAAGATAGTACCATGGCATTTCATCATCAAATGGGCCTGAGGCTATAAACTTGCGACCATTTGCTCCATCTAATATACTCACATCCACCTCAATATAAAAGCACTAGCATACTCCTGACGATCAAAGTGTAGCCAATAGTTTTCATTATCCGTACTTAGACCAAATCTACAGTGATAAGCATCTTCAAACATTGTCTGTGTGATATCACCTTGCTCTTGTAGGGCAAGTGCGGCTTTATGTACGGCCTTAATTGGTATCAGCATCTTATCCGCCAAACTTTAATAAAAACATTGTACCCCACTGTTCATCTTCAATTTCGATAATTCTATCATTATTAAAATACCACCATCCGTAGCCGCCTGTTTGGTTATGCAGAACATACTTACGTTCTCCTACGTTTTGTTCTAACCATGTAACCCGGTCTTGAATGTCGCCGTAGGTTAAATGTCTTATGCTGATCTTCATCGTGTAAAAACGTAAACGCCTTCGAACTTTTCACGCCCTGCTACTTTGTCATTACCTACACCAGGACGAGTGTTTAGCATCATCTTAATCGTACCTGAATGTTTAAAGCCTAACTTCTCCGCAGTCTCGATCCAACGTTCGCATACAAGATATTCTTTATTACCATATGACTTGTAGTCTGCAATGTTAGTAGCAAACACACCATCAGGGTTCAAACCTTTGTAGATGTTCTGCATAGTAGGCACAACATAACCTTCGAACCACTCATCTAACGTAGTGTATCTAACCATACACTGTGTTGGTTCGTCACTGTACTTTTCTAAGTTAAAGTATGGCGGACTACTAAACGCAAGGTCAACATCAACAGGTTCATATTCTTCACTTACTGCCTGTGTAATCAATCCACGATTGCCCACTGCCTCTTCTATCAGTTCACTTAAGTATGTTAAATGTCGAACTGTTTCTGTGTTAGGGTCGATACATTGGTAGTTATAACGCATGTTACTAGTGGTTATACCCAGCATGCGCCCACCATAGCCTGCGCTGTAATCGTAGACACTGCCCCAAAGCACAGGGCATAAGTGTTCTACTATAGCACGTGCATTTAAACTCTTAAAGTTCTGTACATTCTCACCTGTGACTAACTCCAAAGCACGACGCAGTGCAGTTGGGCTGACTAAATTATTACCTTCTCTGTATTCAAAGCATAAGTTAATGGCACGCTTTAATTTTGCATCATTTAAAAAGCGATCTTTAAGACTATTACTGCCACGACCTTTAGGTTCAGCAGTCATCATGTTTGGGAACAAGAATCTATTGATACCCTGTCCTTGATTGTTACCTAAGTTGATAACATTATTCTTAACACTGTTGGTCACAGTATTGGATAGGTCTTTAATAGCAGCGAGTAATCCTTCTTCTGTGTAGTAGACAATTGGCGTAATATTAATACTACGATAGATGTCAAACACCTGTTGTACTGTTGCTTCTGGATCTTTAAGATACTGTTCTTTTGTATAAGAGTCTAACTGATCCTGCACCGATTCGTAGCAGGTAAACTGCGGTTGAGTTGCGTACTGTGCGACTCCCCACGTACGATGTAAATCTGTTATCATGCCCACCTCAATAAAAACATCATAGCATCTTGTTCTGTAGCGAACTCTAATGTGTAAGCATTACCGTATGAAGGTTCAACTATAAACTTACAGTCGAAGTGTTTTTCGAACTCACTGTGCCAAATTTGCCCACCTTTCTGCTGCGGTGCCAATTCACTTGCGGCACGATGTACAGAAAAATATGGCACTTTGGTTTGAAACATTATGCCCACCTCAAAGCAAACATTGTAGCCTGCGCAGGATCTCTAAAATTAAATTCAATCGTGCTCCACTTACTATTAGCGTACCACTCACGCAGATCACTGGGTAATTTAAATGTGTCAACACACCATTTATATTCTGCAAGTTGAGTTAGGTCACTGTCAACTGCATATCGCTGTCTAGATAGTTGTATACGTGTGTACATTATTCGTGCTTTAGATAAAAGTAAGTTATGTATTCTTCTGCTTCTTGTCTTCGACGCAGATCCCAATGCCAAGTATCGTAGCTCATACGTCGCACACCACGACGATTATCAAGTTCGTGAACCATATCATCAATGGTAGCACTCCAATTTAGAGCATTTTCAACAGTGTCGGTATGCTCAACACTCATTACCAAATGTCCACCATCTTGTTCTAATAGGATTTTCATACTGTTATTATATACTCATATTACTCTAAAGTCAATGGAATATTTTGGTTGACTTTTTGGTCTAATGGCTGTATAATAGCACTTATACACTAAAGCAATGGAGCACTCAATGACATATACATTTGATGAAAACCTAGTTAGCGACCTGCACAAAGATGCACGTGGTTCACGCCCAGATGAATACTTTTGGGAAGAATGGACCAACATTGATGCGGCTGGCAAACAGTCGATTTGGGAACGTTTATTGGGTGAACTTGATGTTGCAGTCGAGGAAGAACAAACCCGTGAGCAATTAGCAATCGCTAGTTTTGAAAAACATGTCGCTTCTTTAGAGTCAATCAGCAACTCACGCAAACAATCTATTAGATGGATTGTTGAAGGTTTGGCTCTTACGGATTCTGATAAAATGTATGGTGGCGATTATATCTGCTACAAGTTAGGTCTACCATACAGTTATGCTAAAGAATTTGATGAAGTATTGCAGGAATTGGCACTTTTCGATTGACGTTTCGATAAACAAAAAGTATAATGCTATAACAACGCTTTAACCTACAGTAAATATACTTTTAAAAACAAAGGTGACAGTATGAATTTGGATTTATTTAAAAAAGTAAGTAACAACAATGCTGCAATACTTCAAAAATGTTTACAGAATCGAAGTTCAGATTTATCTGAGATTATGTTTTGGGAAGGACACAAAGGTAAAGACCTAGCGTTTGATCAACTACTTGCTAAATCTTATGATATCTTAGGATGTTGTGCTATTGGTGCTATTCCGAGTATGATGAAGAGTGGCGCCGATGGATATATCCGCTGGGCTCGAGATCCTGAAGTAGTTCACGAAGTTGAAACCAAAGTATGCGCTATTGAATCTAAAAATATACATGTAGGTGTTCGTGGGGGATTGTATTGGAGTTCCGATCCTACTAATTTTGACAATCGTGCCGCAATTAATAGTTATTTTGCGGGAAGTTTTGATGCAAATATGACAGATGAAACTATGCAAACTAAAGCAAGATATACTTCACTTATTTGTTTTGATAGAGATCGAAACCAAGTTATTGATGCGTGGGTTATGAAACCCGATGTCATATTAGCTGAAATAAAAAACCGTCAATTTAATAAATCTATAAACATTAAGTTAACTAGATTTCTATTAGAAGGTACTAAAATGGGAACTAAAATTGATGCTATTGGATGGAATCAATGGCAGTTGGATCAGATTAAATCAGCTAGAAAAAATGATAGACTTGTGTGTGCTAGAACATAAAGAGCTTGACATTTTGGTTAAATGACTGTATAATGCTATACATACACTAACAACACAGGAGCAATAAATGAACGCTAAACAAATTACTACTGCTTTAATCCAAGGTACTTTTACCAACGAAGAATTAGCCAGTATCATTGATGCTGTTAAGTATGCTCGTTTGAACTTAGGCAAAGCAACTAAACGTAGCTTGTCTGTTGGTGACAAAGTTCGTTTTTCTAGTTCACGTAGCGGCCAAACAATTACAGGCACAGTGCGCAAACTTGCTATTAAAAATATTGTTGTAGATACTCCATTAGGTGCGTATCGTGTACCAGCTAGT